AGCAACTGTTTCTAAACTAATAGGTGCAGGAACTACTGCCCCATGTTGTTGTAAACAAATATATCCTCTTTTTCTTGAAGAAGAAACAGCAGCATTTTCGTCAGCGAATAATGTTGGAAAATCAGCAAGATTACCAGAAAGGTAAATAGCGTCAGCATCATTACCTGCTACCATAGCAGTAAATTCTAATGCGTAAGAATCTCCAGAAGCACTCTTAGTATAAAATTCTGCTGTACAACCCGTATATAAATCAGGAACTAAATGGTAATAATCTGTAAAATGTTTTACAGCGTTACTACCTTCTCCATGTGCATTATCAATTACCACAGATGCTCCATCCACAGCATAGCCTAAACTATACTTAATTAAGTGCGCTCTATTTGTGCTTGCTCTACCTAATGTTGGGCCATACGGCATATATCCTAAAAACAGTTTTGCTTCAGGGGCCATAGTCATTGTTAGACCGGAACCCATCCATACTTCTGATGTTGACATTTTACTTACCTACTTTTTTTGTTAACATGTGACGCCTTGTGCTAATCTTCTCATTGTTATATTTACTTTATATCCGAATAATTTATTTCTCTTGTCGTTACTTTCTGTTCTTCCGCCTAGTATTAAGTGGTTAATATTTTGATACAACAAGCCATTTTTGATATAGCCCTTACGCCTTAATTCGATTATATACCTAACTATAATATAAAGGCTTCGGATTCGGTCTATACCAAATGTACCAGAATTAGGGGAAACCTTACTTCCATTAGTTAGTGTTCTATCATCCTGTCTAGTGCGAATCCATATTTCCATTTCATGAATTTCGTCACGGGAATCCCAAAATACCGTAGGGTAATTTACAGTTTGAGAACTTTGAGAAATAATAAGTAAATCATTAGAATAAATAGGTTCGGGAGTCCCAGCAGTTCTATCTCCTGTTTCTACCTTACTAGTATTAATCCTATTACCACCACGGGCGCGACCTTGAGCATCAGTATTTTTACCAGAATTCATATTTCTAATATCTAGTATTTGTGGAGTTACTGCGTGTATGTCTGCTATTTGTCCATTACCGTTTGTAGTATCTAAAGCAGTACAAGCAGCAGCCCAGTTATCACTAAGGATTGTAATAAGTGATGTTGTTTCGTCTTCTGTTACTGCCATTACTCAAACACCTTTTTTAATTCCTGAGTAATTTTATTATTTATTTCTTCCTTTATAAACTTAGCAGTAAGTTCTTCTGACATTCTAACCCCAAGAAGTTCTTCGCTCATATTTTCTACTTCTTCTGCCTGCGACTTAGTAGTTTCTACTACATTAGGTATTTTTTCTTGTAAGGTTTGTAGTTTCTTTAAAATCTTATCAAACATTATCGTCGCCCTCTAAATGGTTTAGGGGGGTGGCTTCTATCGCGTGAAACTGTTGGTCTTGCCATATACGGACGTAGTTTATCTAAATATAAATCAGGAGGAACTTCTCTTTTTTTAATAAAACTATTTTCGTAATCTCTACTTAATGTTCGGACTGCCCTTCCTTTCGAACCATATGCTGTGTCAGGACTATGTGTATTGGTTCGCCTGCTGCCGTCCGGGTCATTTCCTCTTGGTGCTAAATTTGTGGCAGAAATAGATTCAATATATCCCCTTGATATTAAATCTTGAACTGGTCGGGGGCTCACTTTACGCGCATATTTGTAATAATGTTGGTATTTTCTTCCAATTTTTCCACTTGATGTTAAAACGTATAAATTAGTTACTTTCTTACTAATTTTATTCTTGGTTAAAATTTCCATCGTTATAGTATATTTTTTTGCTTCATCCGCAACTAATTCGTAAAACTTATCTTTAGCAATAGGTTCTCCAAGTTCCATATGATTTTTAATTATATCGGAATATATTTTAGTAAATATACCATCTATAAGTTTTTTTCTATTTTTTTTCCTAAAACGTTTTGCTGTAGGAGTATCAATTATAAGTCGTAAACCTAATGTATCTGTAAGCCCCATAGAATAATTAGAAATAGCCATGCTAACTTCTGGACCATAGGTTTCTATACCAAGAAAAAACTCATTATCCTGTTTAATTATATCATACCACATATTAATCACTATCCAAGAAATAAATAAGGCGCTTTTTCATACCGAGAATTTTATCAATTTCTTCCTTATACTTAGTATATTTATCTGTTAAAGCAAGTCCGGCCTCACCGTTCTCACCAAGTAAAAGCGTTGAATCGTCTTCGGCCATAAGTTCACATGCTACAATTTTGGTAGCGGCCTCAGTAATAATAGCAGGGACTGACGCCCCTCCTGTAAGATATGTAACACGAATAGAGTGTTTTTGATTATATGGGTAGTTAGTTCGGAAAAATATAGCACCATCATTACGAATATCCCACCAGTCCTGCTCACGGCCCCGGGCCTCGGTATCTGAAAAATCTTCCCTTGAAACCCCACTACCACTTACAGTAAGTGTGCAGTTTTTACCATCATCGCCCAGTAGCGTAGATGAGATTACTATCTTATTGTCCTGCTCCACAGTAGCATAAAAGAAATCACTAATAGAATCTGAACCTGATGTTATAGCCTTCCTCCCACTTGACCCGGTAAACCCATTAGTCATAACAGGTAACTGTTCGTTAATTAGATATGCTAACTCATATGCAGCGGTGCGATTACCATAAGTAGTATTGAATGTACTAACCGTAGTTCCGGGAGTTAGTGTAAAAGTAGTTCCGCTATTAGGTAAACGTAAAACAACATTTGTAATATTAGTATGGTCAGTAATTGTTACAGAAGAAGTAGCACCAGCAAGTTCTTCCCACTGATTACCACGCCATACAGCAAGCCTAACTATTTTACGAAGATTTTCTGCATTGAGTCGGATATACCCTACATAATCTGTATACTTATTATACATGCTAGCCCTATTCATTCTAAACATATCATAATCAAAATCATGGTATTCGTTTTCGATTAAAATTGGTCGCCATGAATCTTTTGTATATTCGTCAATATAATCTTCTGCATAGCGAATTAGTTCACCCACATGACCTTCTGTCGGATATGATGAATCATCGAATTCTGGAACACTGAGTAAATTAGCAATTCTTGCCACGTCGGTATAGTAACCTATACCGTTTGCGTAGTCCGCTTGATTTATTGATGTATCTGAAGGTCTGTGTATCATTCTGCTTCCACCCGCTTAAGTAATCTATCTAACTCGTTAATGTTAGAGTAAAGTTCATTATAAATCCTTACCTTAAAGAAGTCATATATTTCACCTTTTCTCTTATCTCCAACAGAAACCCTAGCAGTATCTTGCTGCGTTAATACACTTCTCATTGTATAGTTTTTACCGTGTAGAGGGACCACAGTAAAATCAACTTTACCGCTTGTCGATTCAACTCGTTTTTTCTGCGAGTATTGTAATTTAGTAAAGGACTTAAGTTTGTTACCAAACCTTTGTTGACTCCCATATGATTTATTAAATATAAAAGTGAGTTTTATTGTCCCTGATAAGTCCGCAATATCTACGGTATTAAAACCACTTGAACGTGTAAGAATATCAATAACCATTTGTTTAATATTATAGCCCTTTAGTAACTTATAACTACTACCCATTGTACTTTCTATACCCTTCGTCTTTTTAAAACTACTGATTGATTTTTTTGCTTTTGTAATTAGGCTGTTTATAAACGGAACACTGGCCTCTTCGTCAACCTGCATTAATTGTTGTAAGATAGTACGTAGATTATATTCGGCATTAACATTTAATAGTTGTACCTTCTTCTCATCATCCCCTTTTAGTTTCTCTTTTTCATCTGTTAAACTTTTTATGGCATTAATATTGTCTTCGCTTCTTCCAAATTCGTTAAGAAAATCTAATTTCTCTCTATATACATCGTCTACATTATCTGATTGAGTAATTTTACGTAAATGGGCTATGGTACCAATATCATCAGGGTCTTTTATTTCACCTTCAAGTTCTAAAAATACCTCTGGGGATAATGTGTCGTCTTGTACGACCCCCTCTTCTTCATCGGATTCTTCATCTTCCAATTCCTGCAAATCTTTCTTTTTCCTTTCCGCCCACTCTTCATATTCTTCGTCGGACATATCTGAAGTTTCAGGCATTAATTCATCATCACTAGGCTCTAATTGTTGGGTTATATCAGTTATTAAAGTATACATTGGTTCTATAACAGTCATTAATTCATCGTATTGTAAATCATCTTTTACAATAACATTCGTAATATTAGATAATCTTTCAGAATATTGTCCCTTTACCTCATCACTAGCCGAATTGATAACAGAATTTAAAATACTAATAACAGATTTTATTTGGGTCTGCCTTAGTATTTTCTGAACATCATTACCTTTAATTATAGATAACATTCTATGTGTTTTTCCAAAATCCTGTAAAGTGTCTAAAGCCTTTTCAGCAATATTAAGTAACTGTTCATCGACTGATAATTTGGCTGGTTCTGTATTATCTGTATTTACTTCAGCGTATTTTTGTAAATTTAACTCGTTATTAAATTTTTGTATGTTAGGTTTTCTAGTTTTAGTCATACTTTTTGCTGCGTCAGGAATTGGTGATTTTTTAGACAAATCTAAGTTAATATTTAGTGATAGTTCTACAGTATCTTTCTCAGAAGTACTAGTATATACTATCGCTTTCGAGAATGCAATTCCTTTATCGGTTTTCTTTTTACTTGTTATTTTATCAAATATTTCAATAATACTAGCATCATCCTGTTTTCCATCTAACATATTTATTGTATCTTTAGTGTATTCTGTCTCACCTAGTAAATCTTCCATGTCATTTATAGATATGGGGTTTGTCCCCTCTAATATTCTTAATGGTAAATTTTTACCGTCTAACTCTACATCTACCTGTTTAGTAGTAGATTGTGTCACTATTATTTTACCACCAGAAAGTTGTTCTAAAACCTCCTCTGCGATTTCTGATGCTAATTTATTTACTGCATCTAAACCTTTTAGTTTTTTATTATCGTGTTCATTAACTAGTTCTATAACATGGCAGACGTTTAAAAATTTATTTAAGTCATCCCCATCACTGAAGTTATTATTAAATGTTAAATCTTTTTCAAAGTCCTCTACGTCAAAGGAAAAATCATATGTGTTTTTAACCATAAATTTTTTTAATTTATCTAGAGATTCAGATTTAATTTCATCTAACAGTTCATCCATTTTTGAAAATTCATCAAACACAGATAATGGGTAAAATAATTCGTAGTTATATGATATATGGTCTGGTCTACTTTTATCTACAATACTACGTGCCAAAAAATTAGCCAAGATTATCTGCCAAGGTGTATCTTCTCCTTTTTTCATAAGTGCAATAATATCTTCAGGTGAATTAAGACCTTCCCACTTTATATCCACTCCCTGCCTTCTATATTCTTCTAGTTCTTCATCGGTTGTATTAGATTCTACACCATTTAAAATTTTAGTAAATTCTCTTGATGAAATAACATGAGCCCATCTTTTTGCGACTTCTAGCATTTTATTAATATTAAGATAGCCCTTTTTTGTGCCTTCTTTTGCTGAACTAGCAGTAGCATATTGTGTATCTTCGGTCATTTGTAAATATTGTTGAAAGAGGGGGTCATCTACAGTAGTAGGTGTTAATTTATAAAATTGTTCGCTTACTGCCGTTTTATTTTTAATATCTCGTAACGTAATATTTGTATTGAAAAATTTACCATCTTTAACTGCATCTGCGATTGCTTTAAATTTATCAGCACCAACTGCCGCTACATCAAGATTATCAATACTTTGAGTTAAGGCTTCTACTGTAGTTCCTTCGACACCACGTAAAAAGTCCTGCATGTTCATGTCTAAAATACTATTAAACGCATCTCTATTAATATTATCAAACTCTTGTTCGTTAAAGTTAGGAATATATTGTTCGGCATCATCTTCATGAGAAAATAACCAACTAATTAATCCACGCTTCACGCCTTTAATTTGTGCAATTCTTGAAGCGTCCTCTACTACTCTACTAGGATTTTGTACATTATTTATTTCGCCCTCATAAGCAGTACTTGGAAAAATATATTTATTTAATAAATTTATAGCAATTTCTTGGGTATACTTTGTTTCTGCACCGATTGCAGTATAGTCCTTAAATGCAAGAACAGAAGTCAAGTGGCTCACTCCACAAGAATGTAAGCCTCTAAATTACTCCAAGAACTTGATTCAATTCGGAGTCCACCACGACAAAGAATACCACTAAATTCGTATAATTCAGTAGGGTCATTTCCACCGGCTCCACCGCTAGAACCCATACTCTTATATGCGAACTTTGCGACTAATCCAACAGTATCTCCACCTTTAATATCAATTACCATACCTGTATCTGAGGCATCATCAGCCATTGATTCCGATACAGTAATTACAGTGTCGGTTAAAGCGGTAATTGTTTTATCACCATCATTACCTGATTCATCGGAACCAGAAATAGTAATAACCATACCAACGCGTAAGCCGCGATTTAACCATGAACCACTAGATAAAGTAATTGTTTTATTCGATGCTGAAACAGCAACAGCGGCAGGGACAGTAAATCCACTACCAATATTATTTTCATAAATACTAAAATTAGCACCAACATCTGCTCCAGAGTTAGTACTAACTATTAATAATCCCCTAAACATACAGGGGTTTTCGTGCGTGGTAACATTACCATCACGTATCTTTTCTAATTGCTGAATAACATTTGTGTTTTCAGTACATCTAATGCTTCTTGTTCTAGGCATATAGTCACCGACTTAATACCACTACCCGCAAACCTACTTATAAACTTAGTGTAGATTTGCGGATAGCGGACATAATAATTATTCTTCTTCACCGGATAATAAACCTAGAAGTGTGGACTTAGTATCTAACTTAGAATACTCAAGTCCTTTTTCGTCACATAGACCTTGTAATTCTTTTTTGGTCATTGATAGTGAAGGTTCCTCTTGGGCTTCATCGGAAGATTCTTCTTCCTCCACCACAAGAGTTTCTTCAACAGTTTCTTCAACAGTTTCTTCAACTAATTCAGTTGTTTCTTCTGTTGTTTCTTCTGTTGTTTCTCCTTCAATTTCCCAACCTGCATCATTACTTAATCTAGGCAGCCAATCGTCCGGTACTTCTGTCCACATATTAGGGTAAAATTCTTTACCATATACGCGACAAAATCCATTTAAGTATCGTACTCGAACCATCTTATTCACCTCAAAGTAGTCCCCAAACTCTTACTCTAATTTCGCCAATGTTATCAGTATTAGATGCAGCAGCAGCATGAATTTGAAACTCATTTCTGTTTGCACCCGTTTGGTATTTACCACCATCGGTTGCTCCAGATGCTACTTCTGCACTAATCATAGATACAGCATATCCACCAGAAATAGTATCTACTGAAATACCAGATACTACTACACAAGAAATTTCACTTAAGCCTAAACTAGAGGCAGTAATTGTTTCCCCGTTAGCGGTATATGAAGTAATATCAATACTAGCATCTACAACATATTCACTACCCATAACTCTAGGACGAGTCGAGCCTAAATGGTCACTAATTAGTGTTACTGTATGTGTCATCTTATATCACACTCACGAAAGGTTAGTAATCTTACCTTGACCCTTGAAGAAAGTACAGACGACTTCACCAATTGTTCGGTAAAGCCCTCGGTTTCCAAGTTTGCCTACACCGAATGGGTCGCCAGCGTCAATACCGCCCTCGAAATATTCGGTTGGTTTTAGAGTGCATAGGAAAATATGGTCTGTATCTAAGATAAGTATATCTGATAGACCAGTTCCTGAGCCAGTACTTCCCATTTCCTTTGTTGGGATAATTGGAATATCATGGTATGTTGCAACCTTGAATCCAAGTTCTCGTCCCTTTACACCGCGAACACCGTTATGAGTAGGAACAATTTCTGTTCGTCCCATAAATCGTTCTTGAGATTGTAGTAATTCACCGAGGGCCTGAATTGTATCATATCCTGTTAGGATAACCTTTGGTGAACCGCCACGAATCTGCAACTCGCGTAATGCTGTGTTTAACAAGTTAAGAGTTAATGGTCGTCGTGCAGCATATGAAGAACCGTAGTCAACATATGCGTTTAGCCAATCAGCACCAGAAGCGGCGCGGTCATGACCATAAAGACGTACTAATTCTTCAGCAGCAGTTTGTGTACCAGTGATAATTACTCCACCGTCCATAGCGTTAACTTCATCATATGAAGATACAATCTTATACAAAGAAGTTAGGTTGTTAGCAATTCCGCTTAATGGTGTAGCACCACTAAATTGGGATTCAAGTGGCATTAGAGCCATATGATTCATGACTTCTGCGTGAGAAACACCAATTTCTTCACGGTAAGCAGACATAATATCGCCAATTCCATCGTCAATCTTTGCCATAGCAGCAGCAAGTTCGGAAATCTCGAACTGATGTGCAATGGTTTTTGGGCTAGCATATAGTACATCATAAACTGGCTTCAATGGACTTAGTCCATCTGTTGCACTTGTTGTAAATGCTGCATTTTCTGCTACACCACCAATTGCTCCTTCTGTTAGAGAACCGTGACCAGTTCCACCAGTCGTAGCCCAAACATCTGCTCCGCCACCAATTGCTCGCTCCTTTAAGATGCGCCAACCGGAGGAAGACCAAGGTTTCTTAGGTAAAATACTTAATGCGTTAATTTCGCGGTTAAGCATTGACCAAACTTTCTGTCCGTAAATATGGTTGTAAAGCCCACTACCGTTAAATGCAGATTGAAGAGTTACATCGTGAGCGGAGTGAATACCTGATTCTGCTCCTGCTCCCTTTAGTAACTGCATTCCACCCATACTACCGTAGGTTGCTCGTTCTAAATCCTGAATTGTTCTAATTGTGTTTACACTCATTTATATCACTCCTGTAGTTCGCGGGCTAGGGCGTTAACCTCTTCCCACGATAGTTCTCCAATGTTTTGCATCTTTAAGAGCATTTCCTCACTTAACTGTGGTCCAGCAGCAACGCTCTGAACCTGCTTTGCAATAACATTGTTATTACTTTCTAATGACTTGCGAAGTTCTGCGAACTCATTCTTGAGTGCAGCGACTTCAGCAGCAGCGTCGTAATTTGCCTTAGCAATATCTTCTGCTTCTGACTTTAGTTCTTGCTCGTAAAGGTTTTCAAACTGCTCCTTGATTACATCATAAGCGCGGGCCTCTTCCTTTTCTAACTTAAACTGCTCGTAAGCCTTTGCGAGGGTTTCCTCGCTTAAGTCCAATGAGTTAATACTCTCGGACTTTCGTGTGACGAAATTCTTAAATTCGCCACTGTAGCGTCCAGTTAATGCACCATCAATGCGGGACTGACCAGTTTCGTTGTGTCCGTATACTACGGACTCAGCCTTATTTTCCTCGTCGTCTAACATCTCTTCGTCATCTTCTTCAGCCTTATCCATAAGATTCTCTACCGGGGCTTCCATGAGTTCCTCATCTGTTTCCATCATAGGTTCCATGTTTTCCTCGTCCATTGAATCATCTTTCTTAATATCAACTTGGTTGCGCAATGCTGCTACAACGTCGTTAAATTCTTCTAATGCTTTTGCAATTTCTTCTGACATTTTATCATCTCTTTTATGTTCTTTAACAATATCGAATTTCGCTTCGGGGTTTATGCCTTCTTCACAAATCGTTACTTCGTGTAACTCCAACTTATCTATCTCCTTATATGTTCCAACATCGGGGTCGTATCTATTCGACTTGTGAAGGGCTTGACCTCCGATACTAAAAGAACGTAGATTTCCCCTACGAATCTCACGTCCTACTTCTCTTGCTTTCTCAATATCTTCTCTAAGTTTAATAACTACAAAAAGTCCTGTATCATCAACTTGTGTTTTTAATACATTTCCTTTTGAGTCCGTCCAATTATCAATCACTTCTCCTACCTGCACATTGGAATGCGTTATCATAACATTTTTATAATCACCTTTCATGAACTTATCAGATGCTTCCTTAAGTGCATCTAACGTAATTAGGTCATTCTGCTTATCTACTACATCTACTGATGCGTAGCCAGCAATTACTAAAGGTTCGTTTCTACTACCCTTTAGAATAACCAGTTCACTTCCGGCTCCAAAATGCGCTCCTAGCATATTTGTGCTTAACGCCATACTCAGAGGTTAATCCACTATACTATATAAAGTTAATCGGAAAACTTGAGTTTTTTATACTTATCGTCGTAGATATTTACAAGTCCTTCATCGCTTGTCTTATCTGTGGGCTTGGTTTTATAACCTGTCCATACTATCCACTTATTCTTATCTTTAAATGGTACGACCCGATAGTGTATCTTACCATCATACATTTTTGAATCAATTATGTATTCGTGATAACCATTTCTTTGACTACCAATTACTGCACCACCTTTAGATAATAATTTTACTTTATCCGCATCAGTATCTATTTGTGCTAAAAATTTATCCGCCTTACCAAACAAATTATACATATCTATGTCTTCACTTTGTTCTATTCGCCAAACCATTTCTTTTCCTTTGTGCTTTATTACAAAATTAAGGTCTTTGTCCTTTCTTCGCCATAATTCAAACGTGGTAGGTTCTTCTTTTAATTCTATTTTATCATCATTATAAAAAAGACGAGCAGGTTTATCATACAGAATACCATAAGCATTACCACGCTCACGTAAAAAGGCAGTAACTTCTTCTTCTAACTTTTCACCCTTACCCTTAAATAATCTACTAAGTATATTATTCATATTTTCAGCACGGGAGATTATTTCTTTTACAGATACTTTGGTATCTTCTTGAGTCATATTACTAACCAATGTCATTAAAACAGCACTATCCTTTAGATACTTATTACCTAGTTCCTCCTTCCAAAGTTCTATATCAATAGTAGCATTTTTTGCCATGAGGTTATTTTCTTCAAACCCGTGAACGATAAAACCTTCCATAGATAGTTCACCTTTAATAATTGCAGACCCATGTATGTTATCTGTAATTACATATGATTTAGTTAGTGCTTCAATAGTATAATCTGATAATCTTTTTTTGTTATCTTCTGAAAGGAACTTTAAGGTAATAATTCTTTCCGCTTCTGTTACTTCAGGTATCTCGACAAATTTGGCAGAGTAGATAGAAAATCCCTTTTTATTTGCTTGAACTTCGTCAACCTTAACTCTAATAATATCTCCAACTTCTACCTTTTCTTTTGTATTTAGAGCCTTTCCAACGTTAAGGTATTTTTTACCCTCATGTTCTACAACTGGTTTATATTCATCATCGTCATCCATAGGTCCAGCACCTAATGTGTAACTATAAGTCCCATTTTTATTTTCTCTAACTTCTAATACCATTAAATCTAAATCTATGAATTTTTTCCATTTAACCCACTTAGGATTTTTCTTCTTACCAATAACATATGATGACTTACTATCTTTAATAACTACTCCTTCTGATGTTGGATTTTGCATTATTTCCTTTGCGTAATCTTCTATCTCTTCGTATGAATCTGCAGAGCGCGTATCGCGTTTAGATGGGAATTGTATTTGGTCGTCGCTTAGTGCAGAATATTCTTTAAAGAGAGTCATAATTCTTTCCTCTAACTTCTTAGCATAAATATCTTCACCTTGATGCCGAAGAATATCGAATACGTGAACTTTAATATCTGCCTTAGCGTCTTTTTTGTTAATATAAGCAATTGTGTCTGCTCTATGTAGGGGTTCGTTATCTTTGTAAAGAACGGCTTCCGCATCTAATATACATTTTGGAAACACATCTTGCTCTAATCTTTTTACTTGTTTTGGGAACTTATCTGTAATATCTCTACCATTAAATGAAAATATTTTTACAGTTTTAAGTTTGTGAATCTGAATACGAAGACCATCAAATTTTTCTTGAACAATCCACTCACCTGTAAACCCCTTAAGTTCTTTAAGGTCATCAATCTCGAATATTCTATACATAGGTTTATTTGGCATAATAAAAGTGTTTAGTTTAGTTTGGTCTTCTTTTGATATAGGGCTAGATGTGGCAATTTCACGTAGCACGTCTAGAACTAATTTTGCATGGGATGATGTAACATTCCTTGCTTGATTAAGTCGAGTAAGTGGTATTCGTAGTTCAACGTATGATTTAAGATGTTCGTCATCTTCCATACTCGTTTGTAGTTCAGAAATAAGTTCTGCCCATTCACCACCATAGGTTTTTGGGTCTTCTTTGGCGGTAAGATATAAAACCCTACAGTGATTATATTTTGGCATCCACCTATTAACCAAAAGAAACATCCCCTTTGTCGTCTTTTGGTTTGTCGGCTTTTGGTTTTTTCATTACTTCCATTATCATATCTATTAATGGTTCTTCGGCTCTTTCTGGGTCCCCTACTCCTAAAATATCTTCTAACATTAGTGTTAAACTTAGTTGACCACTTTTATGTCTAATTACAGGTTGTAAATTATGAGGATTAAAATCTATATGAAAATTTGCTGAAGCGTCTGATGTGGTAATTTTATAGTTATTAGGAAATCTTACTTCTTGTTCAGTCCCAAAACTAAATTCACCGGGGTCTATACCGGTATATTCTATGTTAATACCTATATTTTTATCTTGTAAATATTTAGTAATAATACGCATTATAGTAATACGTTGAGAATCAGATAATTTTGCTTTTAGGATAATTTTCCAATCCACATTAAACCACCTAGAATCTGTCCTTAGTAGGCTCGTCTTCATCCTGTGGTCTATTTGCTCTTTTAGCGGAAACTTTTGTTGAAGCCTCCTGCTCGACTAATTTGCCCAACAACATGTTCACAGATTTTACCTGTTCAGCAATTGCTTTAAAAGAAGCAGCCATTTCTGGTAAAGATTCCTTTACTGATGGTTTACGCTTTTTACCCATTACTGGACCTCTTTCCATAGGACCGGCTTCATCCTCCATAGGTTCACGGTCTGCACCACGCCCTACATACTTTTGTCCTGCTAAATCTCTATCTAGTTTATCACGACCATATGCCTTTTTCATTGTTGTTGGCTTATTTGGTTTTGCAGCACCACGAGGAATAGAACGTGGACCTAATGGACCATCATCAAATTGAACACCAAATACATCTACTTTCTTAGATGCTGGCTTATTTACTTTAACATCTTCTGCGTGTTCATCAGGGTCCACTGGACTTCCTAAATGGTTACTAATCAATGTTGTTAAATCTCGTAATTGTGTTAGGGCCATTGTTACTTTCTTTTCCGCATCGCTTTGGGCATCCCTATGTGCGCTTAAATTTTCTGTTTCTCCTAAATTATCGTATTCCATATTATTCACCATTAATTTTTTTAACCATGCTGTCTAGTTCTGTCCAATCCATTTTTGCGATGGTATCAGCATCGGGTAGTGGACTACCACTAGAAACAGCGGGAACCTGTGTTTGGGTCTTAACAAGACCCGACTTCATAAGAATATTATCTGAACTGTAAACCATAGCCTCAAGGCTTTTAACACGGTCTACTAACTCTTTTAGTAACATTTGTAAATCGTTATCATTACTCATCTTTTTCACCTGACTTCGGGTAGATTACTTCTCTAATTGATTTATATAGTTTTTCATATTCGCGGCGTAATCGAACCGCTCTCTTCACAACCTTTAGATTCTCGTCCTCGTATTTAAGGACTTTCTTTTTTAGCGCCTTATTATCGTTAACAATACCCAACGACTTCAATACCGTAATAAGTTCTCCTAATTTTAGGGCATCCTCATTGAAGTATTCTGTTGGGTGTGCCAACTGTAGTAGGGTCTTTACTAATCTTTTGTCTTTTTTATTTAATTCTTGTAGAATTTTACTATTGTCTGCTTTAATTATAGTATTTGATGTTACACCCAATTCACCCATTAGTAAATCCAATGCTTTGCCCACTTTACCCCCTTTAGGGTATTTACCTTCGCCATACATTTCGGCTTGAGCCTCTTGGAATTCTTTTTCCCACTCTTCTTTAGAACGCTTATCATCCGATGGTGGCGTATCATATGCTCCAAGTGCAGCACGTCTTTTCATTGATTGCGTCTGTTGAGCACCTTCTCTAGTAATTGTTTTTCCTGACCTTGCATAAGAAGGGTCTACCATTGCCATAGCCGCTTCAATTATTTCTTTGTCTTCAATGGATGGTTTAACACGAATAGTAGCCTCTAATTCTTTATGCTGACGTAATAATTCTTTACGGTCTGCTCTTAACTTCTGACTTGATACTAATTCACTGTCTTGTATCGACTTTCCACCTACCGATACTTCAACCTCACCACTATCAATCATATTTGCTAGGTCTAATAGCCCGTCTTCGTTTTTTCTTTCATCTGTATCCTGTAAAAGTTTATCTATTTCCTTAATTTTACTTACTGTTTCTTTTAATTGTTTTTGTTTTTCAGCAAGTTCCTGCTCTCTTTTAGCCGTTTTTTCTCCCGCTTTTGGGTCGCGGAAACTATACGTTCCTACCTTTTTGTATTCTTCCTGTAACAATTGAGCATTTTGTGGAGTTAGTTCAAATTCTTCATCCCCAATCCACATTTTTAAGCCCTTTGGTTTATATTCACGTTTTGCAGATTGTCGTACTGGTTTATTTAACCCAGTATTCAGATTTCTTACATTAGTTAATCTATATGCAGTGAACCATATTCTCATTATTATTCTTAACATTGATATATTATCTAGGAGAACATGAGGTTTTCTGTAGGCGTTATCTTTATCGGAGTTATCTAGTTCTTGTAACTGCTCAAAAAATTTATCCACTTTAGCGTAAATTTTGTCATTAAATTTACTTGCATTATGTATATACACATTTTTATACAAGTCATTAATATGTATTTCAAAGATTCTTACAACCTCGTTAGTAATATTGGGCTTACCTTCGGAATCTAAATCAACTGTATCCCTGAAGCCTCTGGCTTTATCCGTACCCTGTAATAATGTAGCATAGACCGTACCCATATCTACACTACTCGCTGGTGTTTCTACAATCTGTTCTTGTCTCGGAGTATCGTCATCATCTTTGGATGGCTCGGACCTTTTAGTGGTTTCTTTAACATAGGGTACTAATATTCTACTGATTGCTGTGGCTATATCCGTAACTAATTCTTCCGCTTGGTCTACGAATCTATCTGAAAGCGTACCCTCCCCACCATATTTTTCATAATCAATATTAGGTCTATCCTGTAATATTTTTAATGGTGTTTTTGGATATGGAGGGAGAACCGATTGCCGTCCCTTTAATGTAGGTTTTATAACTATATAAAAAATTTCATTAACTATTTTGTTTTTTATATCAGTTAAGTATTCTTTCTTTTTTTCTGATGGTATTTTTTTATATCTTAGAAAATCTAATGTTAATATTTTATCGTATGGAACCTCAATTTTTTGGATAGTATCCATTTTTAGGTCAGGTAATAATTCTAAAATATCATTAAGAAAACTTTCCTCTAAATTATCAAAAAAAGGTTGTGGAATACCTATTTCTTTAAAATCCTTTTTGTTTGGTTCTTCACCAACGGTGACCGTTCTTGGGACATATGGTGATGGTTTTTTAATTTTCACAATATTTTCCCAACCCATTTAATCACCTTAAACTTCTTTCATCTTCTTACTCATTCTAGGCCCACCAGTAATAAAACCGGGTGCGCCGGGTTCTGCTTCTCGCGTAGGTTCTGTTGCTTCACCAACACCTGCGGGAACCATGTTAGTTGTTGTTTTCTGAACGGGTTCGGGAGCATTTACTTTGCTCTCGATTTTACTTAATTGTTGTTTCATATCATTTAACTTTCTTTTAATCATGTCAGTCATTTTATCATCTCTCTTTATTTTCTGCCTGTTCTGTAATTGGAAGTTCTCCACATACCTCTTTGTATCATTTCTTCAATTATTTGAAAAAGAAATTTTCTATCCTCTTCAGTTCTAGCAGTATCTTTTAAACTATAATATAAATTTCTTAATGCTATATTATCTAATTTCTTAAAATCTGTTTTAAGAATATCTTGCCAGTTCATTATTCTGTCCTCCTATCCACATTTTCATTCGCTGTTCCTGCGGGAGCACCTGTATTTCTATTTGCTAATTGTAAAGCAGTACTACTCTTATTTCCACGGCCCTCTGTTTGTATTGGTTGGTTGCCTTGCTGCATCATATCTGCTTGCATTTGCCCTAAGTATCTAGCATCTATATCTGTTCCTGCATATGGGTCTGCCTGAAATTCTGCACCTTTAGCCTGTGCTTGTTGTATTACTTCATCCGGCTTAACCATCTTCTTAAAGATAAAGTTTCCGTCTTCGTCCATATCTACATCAAACCCTAAGTTCTTCATTTGACCAGCAATATTGACTTCTGTTTCACGTCGTCGCATAGCATGAACATCGTCCTCTTCCTCAGAGCGTAGCAGCCTAATATTCCAATCAGTAACACCAAACTGTCTTTCCATATAAGGAAATATATATTTATTATATACGCTTTGTGCTAATTCTATGGTTCTGTTAGTTACTGTAATTTGTAAACCTTCATTATTTAGACCGCCACCGGTTGTGTTATCAGCCTGAAAAATCGGTGATATACCATAGAAAGCACCAATACGCATTCTTAAATCATCCTTAACTGCGGAATAATCCATTTCTTTTAGGCTCTGCATAAACGGAACCCATTTAACTTCTCCACGTCCTCCGGCTTCTGTCTCAATACCCATAATAGGAATATAGTGTGGGTCTTTTTCTAACTTCTCTTTAACACCTCTCCAGTATCTAATTAGTGAATCCATATTGTTTGTCTGAACCGCTAAGATACCCTTCGGTGTGCGGGCCTTACTATACGATGTATTAATATAATTCTCCATAGCAAGAAGGGTAGTAATATGACTCCATAGAGTAATAATTGGTGATGTTCCGTATAGCCTACTAGGGCTAAATTTACTAACGTGAACAACCTCTCCTTCGATATAATATTGTTCATGTCCATGAACGCGATTAACATATACAACAGGGTGTAAAGAAGCATTACATTCAGGACAATTTTCATGTGGGTCATCTGTATATAGTTCTCTATGGGTAACACAAGTATAATGTGAAGTTCCTCTATCACCGTCGTTGTCTACATCAATATACATAGTTAGTGGGTCACCACGGTATAGTTCTTTTACTTTATGTAGTTTAATATTACCTAACTCATCTACATAATATTCCTTAACAAATATAAGATATGCATCATCAGCAACATTTAAATCTCTTTCTATTTCTTTTAAAACATCAACGAATAACTGGTCTGATTTGTTTACATACCCGTTTACCATTTTTTCAGCATATTTCTTTTGCATGGGGTCGGGGCCTCTAAATTCAACACAGCCACAAACAGAACACTCGTCTATTTCTGATTGATATTCTTCACCACAACTAGTACATTTTTTATAAAATGCCTTTTCCCACTGATATCCTCGACGGAAAATTTCCGTTTTTAATTGTGTAATACACGTCCTAACAACAACAGATTGGTCTGCTACGTTGTATAGGGCAGGACCCAAAATATGTTGAGGGTGTTTCTTTTCTTGTATACCTAAATTATATACTTCCTTTTCTACAGGAGTAGGTGTCCTTCTCCTGATTAAATTACTTAGCCTATCTCTTACTCCCATATTATTCCTCCTTTACGATGGATTCTAAATCATCCATTATTGAATTTTTATCATTATCAAAATACTTAACTACTACTTCTGGATTAACTCCATACTTGTCTAATTCATAAGTGTTCCTAGCATCCTTCCAGTTTTCATATTTAATTAGTTGGAAAATTTCCTTAAGGCGTTCTTTTGCCCACGGTTGGTTCTTATGATTCTTTTTAATTCTTAATGCTTCCTTGACTAATCTCCCCTGACTCTTTTTCATACGAAGATGGGGAATACACTTATCTAAAACAGTCCCAATATCATTAGCACTGTAAAAATTTAGTCGGTGCTGACTTCTATTATTTTCTCCTACTTTTTGGTCTAAATGTAATCTACCACATTTTAGTTCTGACTCCAATTCAGTAAAAAAGGCTCTACCTCTATTACCGGTGGCGACCATGCCTACTCTCGGAGAGTACTTACTATCCATAGTAATATATCCATCCGAATCAATAAAGCCGGCAACATAGGAATATAAATCTTTACGAATAGCATCTCTAATAAGGTAATATTCACTATTTACATTAGTAGCGCCTATTGTCATAGCCATCTTAGCAATCGTAGATGGTGTGGAATACTTTGCATGTTTCTCACTCATTTTCTCAAAAATAGTATTAGAAGTAATTCCCGGATTTTCATTAATAATATCTCTAATTTCTATTTCGATATTTTCTCTTCGGGACTTTCTAATATCTTGATGTTTAATAGAACGAAGTATGGATGAAATTTCTTTTTTACCCTTATTGATTTCTTTTGTTAAAGTAGAGTATTCTGGACCGTAATCTAATTCCCTACGCTCTAACTTAGCGTCCCACATTTTACAAAGATTATCAATAATTGTTTGTCTACGGTCTGAATCCTTAACACTGTATAGTTTTTTGATTTTTGATTCGGATAGACCTGAATCATAGAGTGGGGAGTGATATGGGCGGAGCCAATAAATAGAATCTACACATTTACCGATGTATTCTTGATATGCGGTAATTAGGTGGTCAATACCTTTAGCGATACTATCACGCTGTCCACCCTTTAGACCTCTGCGGATTTTTCTCATCTCCTTTACTAAATCAGGAAGATTTTTATCGCCAACAACAGGAGGGGTAGGGTAGGCAGGAATAAAAGACATAGCACTTGTTAGATTCACCCCACACATAGCAGAAATGGACTTAACTACATCAATTTCTGAATCTGATTGCATGTCTAACCAAGAGTTAATTTCTGACTTAGTTTTAAGGTTCTGTTTAATTCGTTCCTCAATAGGTTTAACTCTTGCTTCTTCTTGTTGTTTAACGTCTTGTTTTGCCCTGTCTAACTCGTCCAATTCTTGCCGCATTTGGTCTGTATCGAACTTAATTAATACCATAGATACCACCACCTATAAAGGGGATAGACGGGGAGCCATTATTAAAGATTCCCTCATCATCGAGTAGCGTAAATACATCCGAGAACTTCTTTGTAGCATAATTAGCCAACGCTAAAGATATAACCATATCGTCATGTGCGCCCACGCCTTCTATCTTACCATTGTGATTAATACCGAAGGCTTCTAACTCCTGAATCAATTGTCTACTAACCTTTCTTGATTCTTCATTACCGTAGGGAAAAATAATTTTATGATTATCAATATTCATTTGTAAGTTTAAAATAATTTCTTCTTTACGTTTTCTACTCATGGTAAATTCTTTTATTGGGAAGTCACTAATATTTTTTAACTCCATAGAAAACGCTTTAGCGAATGTGTTTGTTTCAATCATAACAATTTCCGGTTGGTATCTTCTACAGAGGTCCATAACATGCATTATATGTTCTCTAAAATCTAAACCTTGTGCTCTAAATATATGGACTATTTTTTTATTCATTTCATCATCTACCTCTAATACAGTCATTACTGTCCAATCGCCATTCGCTGAAATCGCTGGGTCGTAACCAATATAGTATCTTCTATCTTCGGCTATTCTAGATGATGTAAGAACTGCATCTCGGTCCTTACATTTTTCTATATGGTCGGGTGCAAAGAGCATGGTGTTTGTGCTTATAGGAATACATAGATATTCTCTAGTAAACTTACTGGAACCAATTTCTATTTTACGTTGTTCTAATTTATCTTTGTCCCATCTGGAAGGCCATAAAGCCTCACCTGCTTGGTTTATAGCAGGGTATCTTTTAACTTCATATGCTGGGTTTTCAGATAGTTGTGAAAAAATATCCGTGTAAGTAAAAGGAGTCCCCACCATTCGTAAAGCAGCAGTATGATGTAATGTGGGAATCATATCACCCCAAAACCAATCTGTTACACGTTGAATAGCATTCATTGAGAACTCTTTTAGTGGGTCGTCAATAATAATTTCTTGAGGGTGAAGCCCACGAATCTGTGAACCAACGGAACGCTCAAGTATTTCATTTCCGTTTGTTAAGCGCATAGCACCTACAGCCCAACCAGCCCTCGGCTTAAATCGCTTTAACTGTGGTATGTTAGTAAACATGCGGTCAATATCTTTCATATGCACCATTGTTTGTTTATGATTAGATGAAATATACAGCATTTGATATGGAGGCTCCTGAAAACATAATTGAAATACACACCAAGAGTGGAAAAAAACCGACTTGCCGTGGTCACGAGAACAAATAATAACAGTTCTATTACTACTCTGTACTTCTTCTAACCACTGTTTATGAAAGGGTGCCATTTCATAACCTAATACCTTAGTAAAAAAATAATCAAAATTACCTTTAGACATTTTTAAATCCATTTCGTATAATAAGTTATTATCCAATTAATCACCCTTTAAAATCTATCTTTGTATCCTTTTTCTTTCTCTACGAAATCTATTTATAAATGTATTAATAGGAGGTAATGTTTTAGTCCTAATTCGTGAGGAAGATTCGCTAAAGTTAAATAGCCGCAATCCTTTGAAGTGCTCAACAGTTCGCCTAAAAGCGGTAATCTGAGATTTAGTTGCTCCAGTTATCTCTATGTTTAAATGTTCTGAATAGTGTGCCTCAGTATTTATGCCTAAATCTGTAAGATATATAAAATAATCTAGAAGGGGCACAACACCTTTTTGTCGAGACGCAAGGAGGGCGAATATAGTAAATATAGTATCAAACATGGGCCCTTGAGGGATATTACGATAGTGTCCACGGTCTTGTTGTATGCAAATCTGACTTTTAGTTGGTTTGTGTTGCAGCGTAGGGCAATCTTCTGGACTGAGTAATCTCGGCAATGATGTATTAAAAAAATATTCTCCCATTGTAATTGTTATTCCATCGTAATCATCTTCGGAGGTCGTCCGCCGACCTACTTTAACTTCAGCACCTATGTCTCTTAGATTACCAAATAAGTCATCCATCTTTTTTACTTGTTGTGTTATAATTTCAAATACGTCCATTAACTTTTTTTCAGCAGAAATCAACTTATTAAGATATTGATTTATTTCTTGAAATAAAAGGTCCCTGAATTTAGTAATATATGGTGTTAACGCTTTTGCTGCTCGTGTGGGGTCATCCTTCCACGTCACAAAAAAAGAACCCAGTAAATCTACATCGGACGTAGTTTTAACTTTATTATATAGAGCAGAATACCAATCATCAATCTGCCCTATTAAATCTTTAAATTCTC